CCTCCGAAGAAGTATTCAGGCGCGTCGAACTCGACCGGCTTGACGTAGGTCATATCGATAACGCGGCTCGGGTGGAGTGTGAAACCCCTCACCGAGTAGGCTTTCGGTTTGAAGTAGTTCGGACTGCTAAGATTGTACTCGACCGACTGAACATAAATCATGTCACCGCTGAACACTTGGAATCGAACCTTTGACCAGTCATTAATCGTCGGCAGCGGTTGGCTCATGTCTGCCCCGGGCTCCTGAATTACGATCAGACCGCGCCCGAACGCCAGCATGTATTTGCAAGCGTCCTTGACATGCTGCTGCAGACGTGCTTCGTAGAAATCTTTATCGGCCTCGCTCTCAAACTGCAAGGTACCATTAAGAGCCATTCCGGACTTTGTGCGGATGATCTTACTGCCGACCCCGTTTTTGTAAATTGCTCTGAGTTCGTCCCAGTCCACCCGGGAAGTTGTCATTCTATTTGTTGCGTGGGCGTTGCGGCGGTTGGCTAGTTTGCTGGTCAGACTGGTGAGGCCGTCTGTGAATAGTTTTGGGATGCTCATGCTTTCCTCACAATATCCTTGAATAGTCAGTGATTGTCGAGACTCCTGGGGCGTACTGTATCATAACTGAGTCGCCAGCGTTAGGAGATTTTGTACCGTTCGGTGCTTTGTTGATTTTCATCTTGCCAACATCGTTGAATCCATAGGTTGGTTGACTCAGTTCATTTAGCAATATCTGACGTTCGGTGGCGGGGATATCTTCGCTTATGCTGATTAGATCGTCTGCGTTGTAATCCATTCCCTCGACCACAGCGCGGTAGGTATTTTGGAATCTTACCCGCAGAGACCACCACCCTTGAGCTTTCAGGTTTAGGAACATATCTTTGTTCTTGCGCCCCTTAATCATCTCTTTTTCCGGGTTATGCACGGCCCCTGAGCCACGAAACTGATTGACTTTCTTCTGCTGCTGCTTTGCTGCTTTGCGTCTGTCATTTATCACCCTGGCATCGCCCCGGACCCCGGCTCCAAGTCCGTCGGCATCATACCGCATTGATTCAAGGTTCTCAGTGTCGCATATCGCGAATGCCTTTTCTACCGTCCCGTAGATGTCTGACCCTTTGCCGCTCCATACTCTTATCGACTCGATCAAAATGCCGTGTGCTGAAACAAAGGCGTTCTTATCTTTGCCCTCATCCGCTACATCGAGTGACCCGGATCGCTTGCCGGTCGGTTCAATCCCTAGCTTGAGGTGTGCACCTATTGCCGCCTGCGCCCACTCTGACGGTATCAACATGCCCTCGACCGACGCCTGGTAATTTATGTCAATCTCTTGCGCTACCGTAATCGGGTCAAGCTCGTCACATTGCTTTGCGTACCATTCATCATCTTTGCGGGGGTCGTCTCGCCAGTGGAAAGTGAACACCTTCACCCTGCCTGAATGCCGCTTCTCTGCGAAAGGGTTTGCCATGCCGTGCGGGGTACTCACGTCAATCCGGCAGTTGGTTGTCTGTGATAGTGACCCCTCGACAAGCTCAGGCCGCTCTAGGAACGCTGACTCATCAACAAAATAAAGAGACGAACGATCTCCCCGGCCGATTCCGTCTCCTGCCTCCCCGCTGATACTCGAACCAGTGTGAGCGAAGTTGATGCGCATGTGGGGCGCGTGCTTGCGTGGATCCCAGTCCGGACGGAACTCGGGCGGTATGTTCTCGATAAACTTCCGGGCTTTCCAAAATAGTGACTTCGGGCTGCCGATCCGGTCAACATATTCCTCCTTGCGACTACCGAAGCCGATCATCATCCCGTCATTGAAAAGACAGAGGGTAGATGCTAGCCCGACTGACAACCAGGATAGCCCCATATCACGTGTCTTTTCCGTCAATCCGTTTTCCTGTTTAATCCATCTATCCATCGTCCATTGTATCCATTCTCGCTGTCTCGGGAAAAGGATAAACGGAATCAGCGCAGGCAATCCCCGCTCGACGTTTCGCGGGTCGACGGTTACTCCCCAGTCTGAGATAAAGTCGGCGGGGTGGTCTCGATAGTAGGATTGCAGGGCAGGAAGGCAAGAGGGGTTTTCGCGTATGCGGTTTAGTCGCTCGACTCTGTCAGTAAAGACGGGTAGGTAATCGGGATTTTTGAAGTTGAAATTACTCATCCTTACCCATGATTTTTTGGTATTGCTTCGCGGCCTCGATTGCATCAACTGCGGTGATAGCTGGTTTGGGTGACATACTGCCATCCTCGCTCGTGTGGTTTATATCTTTGCGCTCGCGCCACCCAGCTTGAGTCTTCATCCAGAAGATCATGGCCGAGGTGTCGCCGGATTTCGCTTGGTTAAACAGTGCCCCGCCTATCGTGGCATTGGCTTTCGCTTTCGCCAGGTCTAGCTCGTCCCGGTAATACTTGCGTAAGGTCTTCTCATCAATGTCCAGCACTCGGGCGATGTCTGCTTGAGTAGTGCCCACCATCGTATGCAACTGCACGGTTTGACGTGTGGCATCTGTTGGCGCGTGTGGTGGTTTGGTTTGGCGTTTTTTAGTCATTCTGACCCCTCTACTGGCCTGAGCCATTGACTGATTACTGCTTCAGCCACAGCCTGTGCCATCTTTGGCGGAACGCTCATGCCGATCATGTATTTGCCTATTTTATCAGACTTGGCATGGTAATCGTCAGGAAATGAGCCGAGGCGTTTCCATTCGCGATAAGTTAGCTTACGACAGTCATCCCAATGGTAAAAATCACCTGCGTTTGACGTTAAAGTACATGAGGGTGCGCTTTTTGAATTCCTGACACGGCCAAAGCCGTTTGCTTTACCTGTCGCTATTTTCTTTGCGGCCGCAAAGCTAGACCCTTGTTTGGTTTTTTTAAAAAACTGCAACGCCTCTTGCGTCGGCGCAGTTTCTTTGCGTTCCGTATCTGTCAAATTCTGCAGGTCGCTAGTTGATTCGCCCGCGCTAATCCATCTATGCTTTGGCGTAAACGTCAAGGGCGGTACGTCAATGTCATTCCGAACAGCACAGAAGAATACACGCTGTCGGCGCTGAGGCACTCCACAATCAGCAGCATTAACCAAAAACACCTGTGGCCTATACCCCATTTCTTTGAATCGCGCCATTACCATTTTGGTGTAGCCCTTGGCGTTACCGATAAGCATTCCTTTCACGTTTTCAGCAATAGCAACCTTTGGCTTTAGCCTGTCTACCAAGTCAAGATAATCAAAAAACAGATCAGAAAGAACCTGCTTTGCTTGGCCTTCCCTAAAATGCTTATCCTTGCCCCATGCTTTTTCTCGGCTTCCAGCCATGCTAAATGTAGAGCACGGCGGAGAGCCATCTAGTATGTCCAGGTCAAACAATTCAGGAGGCAAGTCTGCCGTTATTAGGTCGCTTATAGGACAAAGGTAATACAGCGGCGGGTTAAGATTCTTTTTGTAATGCCAAGCCATTTCAGGGTCTATATCGTTAGCGGCTACAATTGTGCACCCTGCCCGCTTGTACCCCATGCTTGAGCCGCCGCCACATGCGAAAGTAGTCATTACCTTGACTCCTTTGCTTTCCACGCCATCAAGGTCTTTAAGGCTCCACGCGCAATCAGGCTTATTTGTCATCAAATTCAAACCCGCATTTTGGGCAAGCGTGATCCATTGTAAACTCGTCAGTGTCTATTTCTTTTGAGCTGCTTTCTGGGTTTTGTTCTGGATACTCATTATCAAACGATAACGCCTGAATCTCGTCCAGGCTAAAGCCGGTTAGCTCCAAATCAAACCCGTCTGCGCCAAGCGCGTCCAGCTCAACCCGTAGCATTTCGTCGTCCCAGTCGGCGAACTCAGAAACCTTGTTCACGCTTAGACGAAAGGCCCTTACCTGAATGTCTGTCATATCGTCGCACAACAATACAGGCACTTCTTCCAGTCCTAGCTTCTTCGCTGCTTTCAGCCGAAGGTGTCCATCAACGATTGTTTTGTCAGACTTTGCCAGGATAGGCACCCTGAACCCAAACTCACGAATGGCGGCTGCCACACGATCAACTGCGTGGTCATTCTTTCGCGGGTTTCGTGCGTAT